CCGCTTGAAACTGGTGGTTTGCGTTTGGACAATGCTCATACGACTGCGTTCCTGACTTGACCATCTCGGTAAGCATCCATGCGCTGTTTGCCATCACCCAGGTTTTTCAACAAGATCATGGCCTTGCCCAACTCGCCCTGATAAAGCTGGATCATGTCTGGCTCGCCCTTCATGTAACGAATGGCCTCCACCATGGTGGCATTGAACAGCGCCGAATCAAAGTTGTCGCCCAGCCAAGTTTGGCCAGCAGTCACAATCGACTCGGGGTAATAGTAAAAATGCAACTCAACCGTGTAGTTTGAATCTGGAGTTGGGCCAAGAATGAACGACAGCTCTTTGGTATCCGAGCTTTGCGGGCCAAAGATGGCATAGTGCTGCGGAGTGCCAATGTCGTTTGAATTCGGGTAGGCATCACGAATGAAGTTCACATCCTTGTTGAGCAAGTACGTGTAATTGCCATCCTGGTCAATGACCGCCAACGAATAGGCTGACAAAAAATCATTAGGGCAAGACAAATATTTGTTGCCGGTCGCCAAGGAACCCGTCATATTTTTACGCAAACTGGCCAACTGAACAGAGTTGTAAATGTTCTGTTCGGCCAATTTGATCATGGTGTTCATGTCCACCGTGGGAAACGTGTTCTCACAGTAATCCTGAACAGCGGTGACAAGTTCGTTGTACGTCATGGGTTACCTCAAGCCATTGGGCCGCGAGACATGGTGCCCTTGGTGGCCGCGCCAGCACCGCGCATTTTAATGCCGGAGGTTTTGGGTTCGCCAGCTTTTCCGTAGCTTACGCCAGTAGGAACTGGATCTGACAAACCAACATCCTTGGCTGCTTTTTCATTGGCCATGGTTTTCTTCACCGGCTGACCCGTGATTGCCTTGCCGGACATTGTGTGGGGCTTGGCGTAAGCACTGGCATCGCCAATTTCTTTGCCGCCCATTTTTCTGCTGAAATTTGGCATGATCAGCCTCCTGTTTGGTTCTTGGCGCGCGCCATGTTGCGGCCTACTTTCATCATGGCCTCACTGGTGACGCCGCCCTTTTTGCCGCCGCCTTTGCCGCCACTTGGATTGGATGCGGTGGGGCCGCTATTGGGAAAAACTTTGACATCTGTTTTGCCTTTTTTGGCAACGCCATCTGCTGCTTTTGTGTATGCCATGATGAACTCCTTCAAATAACCGTAACTGTACCAACATACGTCGTTGACACCAAATAATTTGGGGTCAGCGCCGCATCAAATTGCTGAGAGCCGCCAATCGGGTTCCAGCCCCACTGCGTATCTCTTGACCCCCCCGAGGGGAACCCAAGAACGTTGATGCCAGCCGTAACGTATGAAACATCTGGCCGGGGCTCGCGCACCGCCTGGGGGTCTTGCACCGGGTACAGGCCAAGAGACAGCTGCGGTTGATCAGGGTCCCAGCATGATGGGCATACCTTGATTTGATACAGCTTGGTCTTGATGATCTCTTTTTTGAGTTCACTGAGCTTGTACCTTTGGCCGCAGCGATCACACTCCGCAATCGCGTATTTGCCTGATGCGTATTGAGTGGCCATGGTCAGTAGAACATCTGCCGTGGTGCCAGGCGCAGCGAGGCCTTCTCTCGATCTTCAGACGATGCCCAGTCCCACTGCTCTTCATAGGCCTGCTTGAGCATGCCCACACGCTGAGTGGCCTCCGGAATCTTCATTGACAGGTGGTAAGACAGCCCAGCTACCAGGGCCGGGATCAATCGAAACGGCATGTCCTGCGTTTGAACACCACTGCCAGCGTCTTGAATCCTGCGCATGCGCCAGTACACGAACGTGTACCCACCGCCAGCATTTGGCGTGGGCCACACATTGATGTTGGGTGTGTATGTTACATACACCTGGTCCGCAACAGAGTGAGCAGCGGCAGCCGTGTTGGCCTGGCCACGCACGCAGTTTTGCAAGACGTTGCCAGACACATTGGTATAGTTGATGATTTCGTTGCCAATCTTGATGTACCCGGCTGAAGCCAGATCAAAGGTGCTCACCACGGTGATGGTAGTGTCGGTACTCAGCACATTAGCAGCCAAAGCTGTTGTTGGCAGCTTGTTGGTGTTTCCGCTTTGCCTGTTGACCCAGACCTGGATCGGGCGACCTTGAGCGTATTTGTTCGGAATTTGCGAGTAGGTTGTCTCGGAAATTCTGGTGATGTTGATATCAATCTGGTTTTGACCGGTGCCCTGCCGCACAACATGATCCAGCAGGTCAATGGTGTCCAGTGGCAGAGAATAGGTGAGCTGGCCTGTGTTCAAGGGAATCTCGCCCTGCTCAATCGTCCACAGGTTGATGCCCCTATTTGCCCACTCGATGGTGAGCAAGTTCAGGCTGCGACGAGCTGTGCGCAACTGGTAGCCGGTGCGCATCTCAACACCGCAGCGCTCGTACGCCTCTTCGGCAATTTCCGAAAACTGCAGATCGAACGATGTGGTGCTGGATGTGCTCATTGCTTCTCAGCCTTGGTTTTTTTGGTCGAGACTGAAACTTGTTTCACTTCTTCGGCTGCTGGTTCCGCAGCTTTGGCGGTCAATTGCTCAGAAACTTTGGCGGCCAAGCCAGCCAATGTGGGGTCCACATAGCCGTGAAACGCCTTCTGCTGTTCAATGGAGATGGTCAGGGAAGACAAAATGATTTGGGCCTCTTCGGCCGTAACGATCAGTGCGGACATGGTGTGATCCTATTTTTTGACTTTTGCAGTCTTGGCTGAGTTCTTGAACGCCTGCGCTGTTGGTGCGCCCTTTGCCCCTGGCTTGCGCATACGCTCATTAGAGCCCTGGGCAATCCGCTTGCGCTTTGCATTGATGTTGGCGTAAAGACCAACAGGACCACCCTCGGCGTACTGCGTGAAGTCGGTGTCATCCCGTCGGGCTTTCTTTTTCCCGGTGGGCATCTTGCTGTTGGAGATGGCCCCCATGCCACGGCTGGTCATCATGTCAGCACATCTTTCCACGGGTCTTGCCGCGAGAAGCAACGCCATCGGCGCGGCTGGATGCCGAAGAAACCTTGCCGCCTTTTTTCATACCAGTTTGGTTGCCCATTTGGTCAACTGTCGGCTCGGGTGCTGGGCGTTGATTTTGCTTAATGACGCGAGAAAGCCTTTCCATGCCGGGCATTTCATCTGCGCGTGGCCCAATTCGCTTGGACTGCTCATAAGCGCGATCAGTTGCTGCTTGCATTTTTTTGTCAGCAACCATTTGGCGGGCTTCTTTTTCTGCTGGACTCATGATTCACCTCATTTACGTTTGGCCATGCCGCCGCCACACATTGTGACCATTGTTCCTTTGGTCTTGCCCTTGGATGCAACACCATCAGCGCGAGAAGATGCGGAGCCTCCCTTGAAGAGTTTTAGCGTTGTGCCCTTGCCACCCTTGTGCTCTTGCATATCGTGCTGTTTAAATGCTTTTTTGATCATGGCTTTGTCCTGCGCCTTGTCCATTGCCATGTCTTCTTTCATGTCGCTTTTGGCCATAGAACCACCTTTGGAGAATTTGCGGCCCTTGTCCGCCGTTAAAAAATCTTGGCCCACCGATTGTGGCACGCCAGCCTTCTTTGCAAAAGCCGGGTTGTGCGCCACAGCTTCCATAAAATTGTGCTGTTTAGAAGATTTAGAAGGCACTTGTGTTCCTGTTCTTATTGGCATACACTAGCGGCATGCAAAAACTTATTTCCAAACCATGCCCATACTGCGGCACACCAATTGTAGGCAGGAAGCGTGCGGACCGCAATGCTTACCATTATGCCCCGCGCTGTCCAGACTGCGCGTACAAAGCACTTACACCAGAAGTCAAAGCTGTTCGCCAGCGCGTGCTTTCGCAAGTTCGCATTGTTCTTCCCGTAGGAAGCAAACGATTCCACAAAGCCAGAGACGGTCTTGTATATGTGCGCATAAAAATCGCGGAGCCAAACAAGTGGGAGTACGAACATCGGGTTCTTACAAACGCGCCAAAGCACATGCAGGTACACCACAAAAACGGCAACACTCAAGACAACCGCTTGGAGAATCTTGTGCTGCTGAACCCGCAACAGCACAAAGATGCGCACGCTATTACGCAGTGGGCCAAACGGTACGCTTGCTGTCAAACATGCGGCACCACACAAAAGAAACACCTGTCTCATGGGCTTTGCACTACGTGCTACCAACGAAAAAGACAGGAACTACTCGGCATGGCTATTTATCCTTAAATTGTCCAGCTTGCGCTCAATGCGATCGAACCGGTCAAGCAGCTGCTGCATGTCCGCCCGAAACTCGGCGCGTGTCAGATGGTCCCGAGCGACTTCCTCCCGTGTCCGGTTGAGCAAAATACTCAGGCGGTCGAGTTCGTCAAACTTGCCCTTGAGCAGGAAGCCCATGACTGCAACGATTGCGCTGAGCGCGGCATTCCACAACATCATTTCCATTTCAGCACTTCCATCGCGCCAGTGACGCAGCTTTACGAGTGGGCTTGCCATTCTCGTCTTTCATCGGGCCGGGCATACCGCTCATGCGTGCGCAGAACGAGTCTTTGCGGGGGCCACCTTGGGGCTGCGGCGCTTTGAGCTTGCTGCCGGTTGCTGCGTTGTACTTGGCACGCCCTTTGGCGGTCAGGCCAGCACCTTTTTCAACCGACAACTTTTCGCCACGACCAACCGCAAGGGATGGGCCTTTTTTCTTGGGAGTTGGGTTTTTAGCCATAGAACACCGTCACACCAGTTACAGAACCCGAGCCGAGTCCTAAATACAACGTGTTGTTGAACTTGATCCCTTCGCCGGGAATGTCAAACGTGTACGTGTTTGGGTTCGAGTTGGTCGCAATGTCCACTTCCAGCAAAATAGAGCCAGATGCGCCACCGTCTCTAAATTGAACAGTTGCGGCGGTGCTGACGGCGGGGCAAATGATCAAGCCCTTCAAGCGTGTCGGCCCGTTGAACAGGGTGCCCGCAGCACTCAAGTGGCTGGATTTAACGTCTGTCTGCATCATACTCAATCTCCTGTTAAGCGGAGGCCGAAGCCCCCGAGATCGATTAAGCAGATGCAGGGAACTGCAAACCGCTGGAGTCGGCCACCGTATAGATGACCGTGTACTGAACGGTGCCTGCGGTCACTGCAGCAACGGTAGGGGTCATTGTGGCAACCACTTTGACATCCGTCGGGCCAACGCCAACACCGTTAGGGGACGCTGTAGATGCCGCACCGGCCCATGCAACCAGCTTAGTGGCGGCGTTGCTGACAGCGGCACGACCTTGCGCGGTTACGTCTGTGGAAGCCCAGTACAGGGCAGCGGTCGTCC